AAAAAATGGTTTAGCGAAAATAAATGGTTTGGTCAGGATGACGAAATGACTGCCTTTTCATATGGGCTGCACGAAAAATTAGTAAAAAGCGGAATTGATCCTAGAAGTGATGAATATTACGATAAGATCAATGAAAGGCTAAGACAAGTCTTTCCTGACAGGTTTGAGAATAGTGAAGAAGACGACTCTGATCTGGTGGAAACAAAAACGTCTAAAGCCAAAATTGCACCGAGCAACGTAGTTGCCCCTGTAAAACGAAACCCGTCTTCTAAAAAGATTACGTTAACAGCTACGCAAGTTAGTATGGCTAAACGATTGGGAGTACCACTCGAAGAGTATGCAAAACAAGTAGCACAACTTAATAGATAAAAGGAGATGCAAATGGCACAAGCTAAAAATCGTACAAGCAGGGAGCTAGATACACGTAACAAAACACAAAGAGCGAAAAACTGGGTACCTCCACAACAGTTACCTGACCCAAACCCTGAAGATGGATATCGGTTCCGTTGGGTAAGGACTTCTTTATTGGGGCAGAGAGATGATAGAAATACATCTATTAAACTGCGTGAGGGATGGATACCTGTCAAAGCGGAAGATCATCCAGAGATTGTTACTCAGTATGGATTTACTGGTAATAAAGATGGAAACATCGAATCTGGCGGATTAATGCTTTGTAAGATACCGACTGAAACTGCTGAGAGTCGAAATGCATATTATGCAAATCAAAACAAACAGCAGATGGATGCGGTAGATAATAATTTCTTGCGAGAGAACAATCCTCGTATGCCGCTCTTTAGTGACAAACGTTCGACTGTTTCTCGTGGTAACGGTTAAATTTTGATTTTAGGAGTTTATTATGGCTTATCCAACTGTTGATGCTCCATACGGTTTAGTCCCAATTAATTTAATTGGTGGCCAACCTTATGCTGGCTCTACAAGGCAGATGAAGATTGCTTCTAACTATGGTACTGATATCTTTAATGGAGATGTCGTCAAGCGCGCTGCTGACGGTACTATCCAAAAAGAAACAGGCACAGCCACAGTTACTGCCACAGGTGTAATTGGTGTTTTTGTAGGTGTTTCTTACACTGACCCAAATACAAAACAGAAAGTATTTAAGCAATATTACCCAGCTAGTACAGTTGCCTCTGATATTATGGCTTATGTGGTCGATGACCCAGACGCTTTATTTAAGGTTGCTGTTGTATCTTCTGGTACAACTATTGCAGGAACCGGATACGGTTCAATCGGAAGTAACGCAGCATTAGTGCAAAACGCAGGAAGCACCTCTACAGGTAATTCTAAAGTTGCTATTGGCAGCGTTAATACTACACTATCATTACCAATAAGGATCGTTGACGTAGTCCATGAGACTGAAGATGCATCTGGTAATTACCCTGAAGTAATCGTTAAGTGGAATGCACCGCATGAGGACAGTAATGTCGCTACAGGTGGTCACGCTTATATGACTGCTACAGGCTTATAATAAGGAGTATAAATAATGGCTATATCACGCGCACAATTATTAAAGGAACTCCTACCAGGTTTGAATGCCTTATTTGGTTTGGAGTATCAAAAATATGGGGAAGAGCATAAAGAAATCTTTGACCAAGAATCTTCAGAAAGAAGTTTCGAGGAAGAAGTAAAGCTCTCAGGTTTCAGTGCAGCACCAGTTAAGGATGAAGGTGCAGCAATATCTTATGACAATGCTCAAGAAGCATGGTCTGCTAGATACAACCATGAGACAATTGCTCTTGGATTTTCAATTACAGAAGAAGCTATGGAAGATAATCTGTATGACAGCTTATCAAGCAGATACACTAAAGCTCTTGCTAGAGCAATGGCGTATACAAAGCAAGTTAAAGGTGCTGCAGTTCTTAACAATGGCTTCAACAATAGCTATGTAGGTGGTGATGGCGTTGAGTTATTCTCTACAGCTCACCCACTTGTTTCTGGTGGTACAAACTCAAACGAGCCTTCAACTAACGTTGACTTGAATGAGACTTCACTAGAAGCTGCTATCATTCAGATTGCTGGATGGACAGATGAGAGAGGTTTATTGATCGCTGCTAGACCACTTAAGATGGTCGTTCCTCCAAACTTACAGTTCATTGCTACAAGACTCTTAGAGACTGAGCTTAGAACTGCAACTGCGGATAACGATATCAATGCGGTCAGATCAATGGGTGCTATTCCTCAAGGTTATACTGTGAATCACTTCTTAACAGATACTGATGCATGGTTCTTGAAAACTGATGTACCTAACGGTATGAAGTATTTTGTCAGAACTCCAATGCAAACAAGCATGGACGGAGACTTTGATACAGGTAACGCTAGATACAAAGCTCGTGAAAGATACAGCTTCGGCTGGTCTGACCCATTAGGTATGTGGGGTTCGCAAGGAGCATAATATTAATTAGGGGGTCTTTTGGCCCCCATTTTTAAAGGTCTTATTATGTGGAATACACCAGAATATACTGAAATGAGATTTGGTTTCGAAGTTACAATGTACATTGCTAACAAGTAAATTAGATCTAAAAGAATAAACCTCCCCCTCCTAGGTTTTCCCCCGCTTTTGCGGGGGTTTTTTGTTTGTATTTTAGAAAATTTTGTGTTTTAATACTTACTGAAGGCTTTATGTTTTTACAAGTCCGCTTTTGTGTTTTTCATGGAGTTTTCGTCTGGGGCTATTAACCTAGCCCCTGCATTTGTTGGAGGGACAAGTTCTAGGATAAATAATCTTTACTAACTGACCTAGCAGACGTTGCAGAGATAGTAAAGAGAACCTTCTGCAAAAGGAAATAAAATGGCAAATACTACTTTTTCAGGTGCAGTCCGTTCTGAAAACGGATTCAAATCAATAATTAAAAATTCTTCAACAGGCGCTGTAACTAGCGATATGACCCTGTCTACTTACTCAACAAGCATTACTATTTCTGCTTCAGGTACAGCATTTAAAGAAGGCTCTATTGGTATACCTTCTAACTTTATACCAATGGGAGTTGCTGTTACTGTAACAACTGCTACAACCAACGCAGTTAATTTAGTTGATATTGGTACTGATGCTGATACTGATGGTTTTGTTGATGGTATCACTGCTGCTCTTAATAGCACAGGATTCAAAGGTTTCTTCCCATGTAATGGTGTTTTAGGTATGTCAGGTGGTACAACTACCGCTGCTACAGAAACAGCAGACGAAGTTGAAATTGTAATCTCTGGCGCTGCAGGTGGAAGTGGCGGTGTTGTTGCACTTAAATTCTTTGGTTTAAGTTCTGATTCACCAACTGCATAAGGAGTAACTCATGGCAATGTCTGATGTAATCGCTGTTACTAGGACTTCTGATGGGACATTCGTTAGTGGACGAACTAGAGTAAAACAGTTAGTAGTACATACTTCTGGCTCTGGTTCCCCTGCGGTTGTTTTAAAAGACGGTGGTTCTAGTGGCGCAACAAAATTATCTCTTACTTACACAACAGGCGATGTACATTCGTTGAATATTCCTGAAAATGGGATATTGTTTGAAACAGATGTATATTTAGATTTAACTGCTTGTGATGGTGTAACAATATTTCACGGATAGGAGTCCTTAAATGGCTGCTAAGAAGTTGAATAAAAAAAGTATGCCTTGCAATAAGCCAAGGCGTACTCCTTCTCACCCCAAAAAATCCCACGTTGTAAAAGCCTGTGAAGGTGGTAAAAAGAAAATTATTCGTTTTGGACAGCAAGGGAAAAAAGTTGGGACGTTATCAGGCACAGCAGGTAAACGTAAAAAAGGTGAGTCTGCACGCATGAAAGCAAAACGTAAATCCTTTAAGGCAAGACATGGTAGAAATATTAAAAAAGGTAAGATGTCAGCAGCTTATTGGGCAAATAAAGTCAAATGGTAGGAAAAGATATGGATGACTTAAAAACAATGGCTGATGGATCAGCGGTAACAGTAGGAATAGGAACCTTTATGAATTATGTGAATCTCCCGTTAATTATCCAAATACTTACAATAGCATGGTTGGTTCTTAGAATATGGGAATCTGCTACTGTACGTAGATGGTTTAAAAAAGATACAGAAGATTTTGCAATGGGTGATGTTCCTAATACAGAGGATGCAGTAATAATACAGACTAAGAAAACACGTAAAAAGAAAGGCGGTAAATAAAATGGCAGCTCCAGTAATAGCAGGTTTATCTAGGGTAGCAATAAATAAACTAATGAAAAGCGCTAGCGGTAAAAGACTGCTAGCTAGTTTAAAAAAGAAATTAGCATCGGGTACCAAAAAAGTTAAGAAAAACCTTAAGAAAGTAGCTAAAGACGTAAATAAAAAAGTATCTCCAAAGAAAACAGCAGGAGATAGAAAAGATGCTAAATTAACTGGTAAGGATGCTAGAAATAGAGACCTTAATTTGAATATAGCAGGAGCGGGTAGAGCTGTTGGTATTGCTCCACTTGTAGCCGCAAAAGATGCAGCTGATAAGAAAAATAAAAAGCCCAACCCTAAAGCAAAAGGACTTAATGTAGGTAGTAAACAAAATATAAGTTCTGCTAAAAAGAAAGCTAAAGGAGTAGCTAGTTCTTTTGATGAAGCATTTAAGGCTAATAGAGCAGTAAAAGGTGCTGGTCAAACTTTTACATATAAAGGTAAAAGCTACACTACTGATACCAAGGCAGATTTAGATAAGAAAAAGAAAGATGTTCTAACTAAAAAGATGGCAAGGTCTGGCGCTAGAATTAAAAATATGAGAGTTGGTGGTAAGGTTAGAAGAAGATACGTGTGATGGAGAATACATCTAAGGAAAAACTTATTGAAGCTGAAATTCGTAAGTGGTCAGCAGATGTATTAGAAGAAAAAAGTGAGGTTTTTAATAACCTCCCTCCGTGTCCTTATGCAAGAGCTGCGTGGGATAAAAACACAGTAGGAATTTTTTTCAAACATGATGAAAGTTATCAGTCTTTACATCATCTTATTTCTACTTTTGATGATAAGTATGATTTAATTATTTTAGTGGACACCTCGTATGATGAGTATGAAAAGTTTCATAAGTATCTAGATAAATTAAATGATGATATATCTCAAGGTCTTTTTACTAGTAAAGATATGTGGGTAATGGGTTTTCATCCAGATGGAGATGATAATGAAAATCTAGAAGGGGAAAACTTTGAACCTTTAACCGAAGAAGAATACGGTCTTATCTTTGTGCAGAGACTAACTAAACTCCAAGAGTCAGCAGAAAAAATTAAGAAATTAGGGTATTATGACTGTTATAAAGATGAATATAATAGTGATGATATTTATCAAAAACGTGAACTATTTTATAGGAGATTAAAAAATGGCTATGAATCCAAAAAAGAAAAAACTTAAAACTATGCGTGGCGGTGGTATGACAAATAATAAACCCCCTAAAAAGATGCGTGGTGGTGGCATGATGAAGAAAATGCGTGGCGGTGGCATGATGAAGAAGATGCGTGGTGGCGGCATGATGAAGAAAATGAAACGTGGTGGTAGAGTTAAATAGGAGATAATATGTCCGACGATAAAGATAAGGCGTTGAAAGAACTCGAAAAGGAAGCCTATGGAATCCTCGCAACTGCTAAAGGTGTTGGCCCAATTAGTAAAAAATTTAGATTAGCTATGCATAAATTAAGAAAAAAAGGTCTAAAAGATAAAGATGACAACACTAAAGAAAAAGTTCTTAAAGGTTTAAAAGGTGGCGGCGCTTTAAAACCTGTTCCACCAGATAACAAAGGTTTAGGTAAATTACCAACAGAAGTGCGTAATAACATGGGGTTTTATAAAGAAGGCGGTAAAGTTAAAAAAAGTCGCAAAGCAAAACGTATGTCCTGTCCAGTAGACGGTATGGCAAAACGAGGTAAAACTAAAGCCAGAAGAAAAGGTAGATAGTTATGATGAAATGTCGAGGTATGGGTAAAACCAGAAAGATAAAAAAGATGAGTAGCGGTGGTAAGACTGGTACTGTAAAAGATGCTTGTTATCGTAAAGTAAAAGCTAGCTATAAAGTTTTTCCTAGTGCTTATGCCTCAGGTGCTATTGCTAAATGTAGGAAGAAAAGAGGCGGAGGCAAGTAGTGGCGGTTCGCAAAACAAAAAAAGGTCTAGCTTTAAAAAGATGGTTTAAAGAAGACTGGAAAGATGTAAGAACTGGCAAAGCCTGTGGTCGAAAAAAAGGAGAGAAACGTGGCACTCCTTATTGTAGACCTAGTAAAAGAGTGTCTAGTAAGACTCCAAAAACATCTGGGGAAATGACAGCCGCTGAAAAGAAATCAAGAATAGCACAAAAGAAAAGACTAGGACAACCAGCAGGTCGCCCACGTAGAGTTGCTTCATTAAGAAGAAGGAAGAAGAAAACATGATAGGGTGGAAAAAGTTATGTCGTATTATTATAGAGATGGGTGAGAACATAAAGGAGGAATGTATACGCTCTATAACAATAAGTTATATTCAGATAAAACATAAAATAAGACTAGGTAAAAAGAAAGTCAAATACGTTTGCTGTAAAGTTAGGGAGGATAAAACAGATACGTCATGCAAGTGCGAGGAAAAGAAAAAGTAGTTTGTAGTAAATGTGGAGAGTCTAAGAGGTTAGAAGATTATCCATATCGTAAGGAAACAAATAAACATCGTCCATATTGTAAAGAATGTAAGAACAAGGAAGGTCGTGAATGGTATAAGAAAGGATGCAACGCAGAGAAAACTAAGGCTCAAGTGCGTAAGTACAAAAAAAATAATAAAGATAAACTCCGTTGCTCTAGACATAATATCGAAACAAACATCCTTTATAATATGTTGGATAAACAACATTATAAGTGTAAAATATGTGGTATAGAAGGAAATATAGATACTTTATTTATAGACCATAACCACAGTACAGGTAAGGTAAGAGGTTTACTCTGTCATTACTGTAACACAGGGTTAGGTTTTTTTAAAGATAGTACAAGTAGTTTAAAAAGTGCGATTAAATATTTAAAGGCAAATTATGGCAACTAGTGGAACAGCAACATTCAATCCAGAAATAGTAGAGATTGTAGAAGATGCGTATGAAAGATGTGGACTAGAATTACGTAGTGGATATGATTTAAAAACAGCAAGACGTAGTCTAGATATTATGGCTGCTGAGTGGTCTAATAAAGGTATTAATTTGTGGACAGTTGAATCTGGCACAGTTGCACTAACTACAGGAACAGCTACTTATACTTTACCAGCAGATACGATTGATTTATTAGAAACAGTTATAAGAACTGGGAGTGGTTCCAACCAACAAGATTTATCTATTAACCGAATTTCAGTTTCAACATATGCAACCATACCAAACAAAAACAACCAAGGGAGACCGATACAAATCTATGTCGATAGGCAAGCCACACCAAAAGTTAATGTCTGGCCAACACCAGACTCGTCCGCAACTTATACGTTGGTTTACTGGAGGCTTAGAAGAATTGAAGATGCAGGTCGTGCTGGTAGTAATACTTATGATGTGCCTTCACGTTTCCTTCCTTGCCTTGTTGCTGGACTTGCTTATCATATCGCCATTAAGCGCCCTGAAGTTGGACTTGACAGGGTTACGTTCCTTAAAGCGGCGTATGATGAACAGTTTACTCTCGCTGCAGATGAAGATAGAGACAAATCATCAATTAATTTTGCACCGAACATTACCTCATAAGGAGACTAACATGAAACATAAAGTAACATACCAACAACCAAAACCTGTTCCAGTTCCAGACTTTGCAGGGTACCCAGATAAGACTGCTAATACACAGACTAACAAAATGAAGGGTTCAGGCGCTGCAACTAAAGGAACAGGGTTTTCTAAAAGAACTGCTTAATGACTCAGTTCGCTAGTGGTAAACTCGCATTTGGGTTTTGCGATATTTGTGGTTTTAGGTATAATTTAAATGAGTTAAAAGAATTAACTAGAAGGAATAAATTAGTTAATATTAGGGCTTGTCCTGAATGTTGGGGCCCTGACCACCCACAAAATAATTTGGGTAGCTTTCCTGTTGATGACCCACAGGCACTTAGAGACCCAAGACCTACTGGCGCTACATCAGGTAGGGGGTTATTTGGTTATGACCCTGTACTAGGACAAAAAGTAAATATGGCTGTAGGTAAAGTAACTGTAAGGATAGGATAATGAATTATACCCAACTGGTACAAGCGATAAAAGATTATACAGAAAGTACTGAAACGTCTTTCGTCAGTCATATTAATGAATTTATACAACAAGCAGAAAAGAAAATTTATAACGAAGTACAACTTCCTTATTTAAGAAAGAATGTAACAGGTAATACAACATCAGGAAATAAGTATGTGCAAACACCTACAGATTTTTTAGCTGTTTATTCTATGGCTATTATTGATAGTAGTAGCGACCAACATTTTTTATTAAATAAAGACGTTAACTTTATTAGAGAAGCGTATGCAGGTGCGTCTACTCAAGCGCAACCAAAATACTATGCGCTTTTCGATCATAATACTTTTATACTAGGCCCAACGCCTAATAGTGCTTATGATGTAGAATTACATTATTACTACTACCCAACATCTATTGTAACTGCTTCAACTACATGGTTGGGAGATAATTATGAACAGGCTTTATTGTATGCGTGTTTAGTTCAAGCGTATACATATTTAAAAGGAGACCCTGATTTGATGGCTAACTACCAAAAACAATATCAGGAGAATATGGTTCAACTTAAAATGCTTGGTGATGGAAAAGATAGGCGTGATGCTTATCGTTCTGGACAAGTTAGATATGAGGTTAAATAATGCAAAGCGCTTTACTTGATACATTAATTGGAGAAGCAAAAGTTACGACAACACAGGGTCGTGGTATGACTCCTGAAGAGATTGCTAATCTAGCACTAGATAAAATTTTACATGTAGCAGATACAGCTCACCCTCTACTCAAAGAACAAGCTAGAGCATTTAAAGAAGATTTACGAAAGATATTAGTGTTGTATATGAAACAAGCCATTAAAAGTGATCGTACAACATTATTTAATAAACTGAAAGACGCTGGGCTAACAAATGCAGCGGACATCATTACAAAGATATAGGAGTTTTTATGGCTATCACACAAGCAGTTGCTACATCATTTAAAAAACAGTTACTAGAAGGAGCGCATGATTTTCGCTCTGGTGGTGACACAATTAAAATAGCACTTTACACAAATTCTGCGTCTCTCGATGCATCAACTACAGCTTATACTACAAGTAACGAAACATCAGGTACAGGTTATAGTGCAGGGGGTCAAGAGCTAACTAAAGTTGCACCAACATCATCAGGTACTACAGCGTTTATTGATTTTGCCGATGAGACTTTTTCTGCAGCTACAATTACAGCAAGAGGTGCGTTAATTTACAATACAACACCAACGCATACATACACTAACCCTGCTATAGTTGTATTAGATTTTGGTGGAGATAAGACTTCTACCGCAGGGGATTTTACAATCATCTTTCCAACTGCTGATGCATCAAGCGCAATTTTAAGGTTAGCATAAATGGCTTTAGTATTTAAGGATAGAGTACGAGAAACGACAACAACGACTGGCACGGGTACAATTACTCTTGCTGGCGCTGTAACAGGTTTTGATGCTTTTTCCGAGATAGGTGATGGTAACACCACCTATTATGCTATTGTTCATCGTTCTGCTAATGAGTGGGAAGTTGGTACAGGAACATATACTGCATCAGGTACAACACTAGCTAGAACAACAGTTTTAGCGTCATCAAATTCAGGTTCAGCTACAGACTTTGCTGCGGGAACAAAAGATGTTTTTACAACTTACCCAGCAGGTAAAGCAGTTGATACAACGAAAGCTGAAGAAACAGCAATTCAGTTTGCAATAGCATTAGGATAATATTATGGCATTTAAATCTAAAACATCATCAAGTATTGGTACAAGTGGTTCTGCTACAACAGTTACAGATACAGTAGCGGCATCAACTACACATACAATTATTGGTTTATCTCTATCGAATAAAACAACTTCTAATATTACTGTTACTGCTTCAATTACTAAAAACTCAGGAACATTAACTTTCCTTGTTAAAGATGCAACAGTTCTTCCAGGGGGTGCATTAGTTGTAATTGGTGGAGATCAAAAATTAGTTTTAGAAGCAGGTGATATTGTCCAAGCATATGCAAGCGCAGCGACTTCTGCTGATGCTGTAGTTAGTTATTTAGTATAGGAGATTAGATGGCATATATAGGTAACGCACCAGTCTTTCCAACACAAAGTGTCCTACCAGGTAATTTACAAGTTACAGGAACTAGTCTAACTGTAAATGGAAATGAAGCATTAGTTGTAGATAAAGCGACTCAACCTATAGAAGTAAGTTCTTCGGCAGCTAATGGTTCTATAAAAGTAGACTCATCAAGTAGAGTAACTACTCCTAGTAATTGTTATTTTAGTGCTGTTAAAACTACTCAACAAAGTCTTTCGGCTGGTACTTGGACTTTGGCAAATCTTGAATCTACTGAGTATAATGTTGGTTCGCATTTTGATACATCAACAGATAGATTTACTGCGCCTATAGCTGGGTATTATTCTTTTGTTTACACAGCGTATTTTTTAACAGGAGTTAATGGCTACTTATATACAGCATTAAAAAAGAATGGGTCATTTATTCAGTATGGTATGGGGCTTCAAACTAATTCACATTCAAACGATAATACTCTTACAAGTTCTCTTATACATAGTTTAAGTGCTAATGATTACATTGAAATGTGGGTGTATCATGGTGCTGCTGGCTCATTAAATCAAGGAACAACAAGAACTCGTTTTAGTGGATATTTAATAGGATAAATTATGGCAAATTATACAATTACATTAACTGATGCAGAAGATAAAGCGTTAGGAGTAATAGCAGTAAATAAACAAGTGTGGATCGAAAATACTGTAAAAAATAGGTGTAGAATATCTAAAGAAGAAATAGTTGAATCTGAAATTAAAAGAATAAGAGCATCTGGCGGTACAGTATCAGGTACAGACGATGAGATAGTAATGGCTGCTACTGTAGAAACAGCGGCTGAAAGAAACGCAAGATTGGAGTCCGACTTCACATGAGTTATATAGGAAACGCACCAGGAGTTGCATCACAAAGATTAGTTTATGATTTTACAGCTACATCTGGACAAACAACTTTTACACCTGATAACTACTATACTGTAGGGTATGTTGATGTTTATTTAAATGGTGTAAGGTTAGTAAATGAAGATGACTATACAGCTACCAATGGTACAACTATAGTTCTAGGTACGGGTGCAGCAGCAGGTGATAGTGTTTGCATAGTTGCGTACATACCTAGAGGTTTAATTATGGACAATGGCGCTGTAGGCGGAGCAGGAAATTATGTATTCTGGGAAAATGACCAAGTAGTTAGTGTTAACTACACAATAACGTCAGGAAAGAATGCTGGTTCATTTGGCCCTGTCACAGTAAATAGCGGCGTAACTGTTACTATCCCGTCAAATTCCACGTGGACTATAGTATAGGAGATTAGATGACGACAATAACATCGACAGGTATAACAACAACTAATTTAACTGGAAGTAATTTATCAGTTGGTGGATCTAGTTTTACATCCACAGATTTAGGTGGAACAGTTCAGAAAGTAGAACAAACTGTGCTAACAGGTACATACTCTGCCACATCAAATGGTTCTGAAGTTATTGTTACAGGTGTTGCTGCAACTATAACTCCATCAAGTGCGTCTAATAAAGTTCTATTAATGTTTTGCTGTACGTTTGGAAATCACATTACAACTTATGGAGGTTACTTTAAAAGAGGAACAACTATTATAGGCGTTGGTGATGCAAGTAGTTCAAGGCAACGAGTTGGAATGGGTTTAGGTTACAATGGTGATGCAAACCAAGCAAACCAAGCAAGTTACATTTTTTTAGATTCTCCAGCAACAACAAGTTCTACTACATATCAACTGTATCTTAAAAATGATAATAGTGTTGCTTGTTTTTTTAATAGAAGTCCAAACGATCAAAACAATAATGTTGGTAAAAGAGGTATCACCACAATAACATTATGGGAGGTTAAGCCATGAGTTTTAACCATAAAGCTGCATATGCGTTATATAAAAATGTAAAGTCATGTAATGATAATGGTTGTTATGATGCTAATGGAAATAAAGTAGAAGTAGATATGGATGCTATTAATTCTTGGGTAGACCCTGATGCATATAAAATTAGTAGAGAGATGGAGTATCCACCGATACAAGAACAATTAGATGATATTTATCATAATGGGATTGATGGTTGGAAATCTACAATAAAAGCTATCAAAGATAAATACCCGAAGTCAGGAGGATAAGTGAGTAAAATTCGTTTAACACCAAACGCAAGTGGAACAGGAATAGTAACTATTGCTGCACCTAATACGAATACTGATAGAACTATTACTTTGGCTGATGAAACAGGAACACTCCAACCATCACCCTCTGCAACAAAAGTAGGTTTTAGAGTTAGTAATGATGCTGTTACTATTGTAAATGCAGCAACAGATTATACTATTCCTTATGCTAATGATAGTGGAAGCGCAACTAATTCTGGAACTAGATTTGATTTAGGCAGTAATTTTAACACATCAACCTATAAATTTGTTGTACCTGTTACTGGATATTATATGTTGACAAATACCACTTTTACTACATCAGCTTCTGATAGTGCTAGATATATAAGATTAAGACTTTTTAACCAAGATGGTCAAATGCATGAGGTTCTTACTACAAATTCTGATGAAACAGGTAATAGTGATTATAATCAAATAATTATTTCTGGTGTTTTTTCACTAACGGCCGCTGATGAATTATATTGCGCTATAGCATCTTCTGTAGGTAGTAGTCAGATATCTGTTAGTGCTGGGCAATCTGTTTGGTCTGGTTGGTTATTAGGTTAAGGAGATTAAATGACAAGAGCAAGAGATTTAGCAGACAAAGCGATAGGTCAAAGAGCAGACCAATGGTATTTAAATGCAGATCATACTGGTGATGCTACGATAACAGCTTGGGCGCAAGGTAGTTCGAGTGCAGGTGGTGGAAGTATAGGAACAGGTCTAACAGAATCTAGCGGTGTATTTACTTTTCCATCAACTGGAATTTGGAATATTAAAAGTGTTTTTTATCTTAATGCTCAACCTTCAGATGGCGACTGGATGTTTATTGGTTTACAAACATCAAATGATAATTTTAGTTCAACTAATGCCTCTAATGTTGCTGGGGCGCATATGGTTGAAGATGAGGGTTGGCAAGGACAAATTAGACATGATTTTCTTTTTGATGTTACAAACACCTCTAATGATAAAGTTAGGTTTGCATCATCAAGTTTTAGTAGTTCAAATAAAATCGTAGGTGGCACAAGTGGTGCTATGTATACATGGGTTAATTTTATACGACTTGGAGATACATAATATGGAAAGAGATTGGGTGCAAGAAGCACTAAAAAATTTAAGGTCAGATACACCTAATTGGTATAGTTGGGCAAAGACAGATTCAAGTGGAAAAGAAATACCTAATGACCAAAGAATGTGTTGGGAACACACAATAGTTGTTCAAAAGGGAGTAACCAAACCAACAAAATCAGAGTTTGATGCAGAAGTTAAAAGACTTAAAGATGAACATAGTGCAAGTCAATACAAGAGAGATCGAAAGTTGATGTATCCAGATATTGGCGACCAGCTCGATGACTTATACAAAGCTGGTGCGTTTTCAGATGACATGACAGCAAAAATAAAAGCGGTAAAAGATAAATATCCAAAGGGCTAGAAAATGAGTAAACTTAGAGTAGAAGCACTAGAACAACCAGATGGAACTGCGTT